AAATAATATCATTTTTATTATTTCATTTTTATTATTTCATTTTTATTATTTCATTTTTATTATTTCATTTTTTATAATTTTAGTATAAAATATTTTCATTAGTTGGTATTGAATAATATAATTCATTGGGCTCGGTTCTAAAATAGCCAACACGAGCACCATCACCTTCTTCTGCTGGGGGCATTGGATAAATTTCATTAGGTTTATTTTTTATGCTGTGATATAAAGCTCCGCAAAATTCTGGTCGAGTACATGTTCCATTATCTGGATTATATCTATAACGTAAATTGTTAGTTATTTGTTTAAACGATGGCTCTGTAAAAATAGGATAATGCCACCAATTTGTGCTAGCACTATCATTAGAAACCTCGTTTTTTCCAATTAAAGGATAGTCGTCTAATATAGGTTTATCAACCGAGATTGGATAATCTCCTTCTGTTTTGGCAAAATAACTATTCTTAAATCCGTCAATTTGTTTAATAAAAGGAGCTAAATATAGCCCTAATGCTAATACTAATATTAAAAATATAATACTTCCTATAAATGCGTTTTTCATTATATAATTACACAATAATATAATTTGTTATACATGTGTTATAAATGTGTTATAAATTAAATATTATATGATATTAGTAAAATATTTAATTAAAGTGTTATAAAACTCACTTAAAAATATACTAACATAAGTAATATATAATGGATACAAATAGTATGCGGGTTACTAAAAGAAATGGTGAATTAGAGGAAATAGCGTTTGATAAAATTTTAACAAGAATTAAAAAATTAGGGTTAGAAGCCGGGATTCAAATTAATTACCAGCAACTAGTTATTAAAGTTATTGACCAGTTGTATGACATGATTTCTACAACCAAAATTGATGAGTTGGCAGCCGAACAATGCGCGTCTCTTTCTACATTACATCCAGATTATGGAACTCTTGCAGGACGCATTTGTGTATCTAATCATCAAAAAAATACAGGCTCCAGTTTTTCAAACGCGATGATGGAATTATTTAATTTTACCGATATTCACGGTAATCATAAACCATTAGTATCTCAACCTCTTTTTGATTTTGTTAATAAGTTTTCTAAACAATTAGATATTATGATAGTCCATAATAGAGATTATTTGATTGATTATTTTGGATTTAAAACATTGGAACGTTCATATTTATTTAAAAAAGGACAATTTATTATCGAACGACCGCAATATATGTGGATGCGAGTAGCCGTAGGTATTCATGGTGATATAATAAACGAAACCTCATTAGAACTTGTAAAAGAAACATATGATTTAATGTCTCTTAAGTTTTTTACCCATGCTACTCCTACTCTTTTTAATGCAGGAACTCCAAGAGCCCAAATGAGTTCTTGTTATTTATTAGCAATGGAAGACGATAGCATTGACGGTATATTTAACACTTTAAAGGATTGTGCCCATATTTCTAAATGGGCTGGAGGAATTGGACTACATATTCATAATGTAAGGACTAAAGGTACTTACATTCAAGGCACTAATGGGAAGTCTAACGGCATTGTGCCAATGCTTCGAGTATTTAATAATACAGCCAAATATGTCGACCAAGGAGGTAACAAACGCAACGGTTCGTTCGCTATTTATTTAGAACCTTGGCACGCTGATATTTTTGACTTTTTAGAAATGCGTAAAAATCATGGCGATGAAGAATTAAAGGCGCGTGATTTATTTTATGCTTTATGGGTTCCGGATCTATTTATGGAAAGAGTTAAGGAAAAAAATGGATTATGGTCTCTATTTTGCCCTCACGAATGTCCTGGATTAAGTGATGTTTATGGCGACAAATTTAAAACTTTATTTGAAAAATATGAACGAGAAGGCAAAGCTAAAAAAACAATTAATGCTAGAGACTTATGGTTCGCAATTTTAGACGCACAAATGGAAACCGGAACGCCTTATTTGCTTTATAAAGATGCTGCTAATTTTAAATCAAATCAAAAAAATCTCGGTATAATTAAGAGTTCAAATTTATGTGCCGAAATAATAGAATATTCTGACGCAAATGAAACCGCTGTTTGTAATTTAGCATCAATCGCATTACCCTCATTTGTTGATATTACTTCCAAACAATTTGATTATAACAAGCTCCATGAGGTCACTAAAGTAATTATTAATAATTTAAACAGAGTTATTGATATTAATTTTTATCCAATAGAAAAAACAAAACGAAGTAATTTTAAACATAGACCTATTGGAGTTGGCGTTCAAGGACTGTCAGATACTTTTGTTTTAATGGATATTCCGTTTCATTCAGATAATGCAAAAGAAGTCAATAAATTAATTTTTGAAACTATTTATCATGCGTCTTTGGAAAAAAGCAATGAACTTTCTATTGAACGGGCTAAACAAATTAGCCAATTAATGAATGGTCCAAGGGACAAATTATTAGATTTTGTTACAGAATATGAATATTGTGTTTTAAATCGCACCGATACTAATTTGCTTGGCGCTTATACATCATTTGAAGGGTCTCCTGCATCACAAGGAATTCTTCAATATGATATGTGGGGAATAACTCCTGGGGACCGGTATGACTGGCATAAATTAAAATTGTCTATTATTAAAAATGGTATAAGAAACTCACTGTTAGTTGCTCCAATGCCAACCGCGTCTACATCGCAAATTTTGGGATTTAATGAATGTTTTGAACCTTTTACCAGTAATTTATATTTAAGAAGAACATTGGCGGGTGAATTTGTAGTTGTTAATAAATATTTAATGAAAGAATTGATTGAGTTGGGATTATGGAACGAACAAATTAAAAACAATATTATTGCTAATAAGGGTTCAGTTCAACAATTAACTGTATTGTCCGACCATATTCGTAATAAATATAAAATTGTCTGGGAAATTCCAATGAAACATTTAATTGATATGTCTGCTGATAGAGGTGCGTATGTTTGTCAAAGTCAAAGTCTAAATTTATGGATGGAAGAACCAGTATATAATAAACTAACATCAATGCATTTTTATGCTTGGGAGAAAGGTCTTAAAACTGGTATTTATTATTTAAGACGAAAGGCAAAACATCAGGCACAACAGTTTACCATTGAGCCAACTATAAATATTAATGTAACTGTTGGACCCACCGAAGACATTTGTGAAATGTGTTCTGCTTAAAGTTTATAAATTATATTTTTATAAACCGAGTTGAGTTAATGTTATACTTTTATAACATTAATATAATTGGAAATATTACAATTGTAAAATTAAATTGGGAAACAACTAACAACAAAATAGTTGGGTATCATTTTTTACCTTGTAGCCAATACTCATTTGGAGTAAATTGTTTAATATAATTTGTTAGTATGGTATTTGTATCATATATATCAAATTTATACTTATATTTACAAAAAATTCTTAAACAAACTACAACATCAAACAACGCATTATGCAACGCGTCTCCAACCGGTTCGTATCCAAAAAAATGAATATATGCTTCAGATAATTTTGGGCTTTTAATTTTATAAAAAAATTTAGCTTCGCCTGTTATCTTATCACGATAATTTTGTTTAATTTTTAAATTACACATTTGTGTCGTTTGTATCATCGTACATTCAAACAGCGAATCGTCCATCATAACTTGAATTTGTGGTAAATTGTATTGAGATGATATGCGTAACAATTCAGCAACAACCATTTTTCTATCAAATTGCACGTTATGCCCTACAACAACACATGCTTTACAAACATCGTCAAAAAACTCGGTTAAAACGTCTTGAATAGTAGCTTTATTTTCAATAGGAGCATTAGATATTGTTTCTCTTGTAATATGATGAATATCGGTGCTACTCTTTGTAATAACAACATTGTCAGGAAGCTCTATGTATTTATTAAATATTTTAGCATTTGTTGGATCTTCAGTATCATAAAATATATAACTTAATTGAATAATATGGGGCCACGCATCTACAAGTTGAGTCCATAATCCTTCAACACCTTTTAATGTTAATAAACTTGCATCAAGTTGTTGTCTTTCATCCCAAGTTGAACCGGGTAGTAGAGGCGGAAGTCCGGTTGTTTCGGTATCAAAAATAAGTATTTTTACCATTTATATAATAACATTCATAGTTTTAAATAATATTTGTTTATATTATATTTGTTTACATTATATTTTCAACATTATATTTTGTTAGTATATAACACCCTTTAAGACTTAAAAATATAAATATGAATACAATAATATAATGGAGATTGAACTTAATAAATATGAAAAAGCGGTTGGACCAATGCGTGCGTCCCAACTGTCATTGCAATTGTTTATTGAAGATACAACTAACAATTTAGGTAAGCGTAAATATGCGGAAACCATATATGAATTGTTAGGGTCACTTGAACTTACAATTGATGAATTATTTGAAGAATCTTATGAAAAATCAGTATTCATTTTGGAAATATTAAAAAAATATGAGTTAAATAAATTTGATTCTAACATAATTTTAAATTATATTGATGCGGTTGAATCGTTAACATATCAACAACAACATTTAATAACAACAACAATTTAATAACAAAAATTAACATTATTTTTGTTAGTGTAATATATTTATATAATATATTTTATACACGATTTAAGCAAATTCCTTACAAATACCAAATGTTTTTCTATGCCATTTAGTAATACCGTGTTGTTTAATTCCGTCAATATGTTTTTTAACCCCATAACCTTTATTTGAATCAATACCATATTTTTCAATTAATTCTGGGTTTAAAACACATAACTCGTTTATGTATTTATCTCTTTCAACCTTTGCTAAAATTGATGCCGCTGCGATAGATGAATATTTATTATCTCCTCCTTCAATCAGTTGATACTTTATAGTCCTTGTTGTAGTTTTATTAATTGTTGTATATGGTTTAAAATAATTGCCATCAACTAACAACAATATATTATCTATATTTATATCTACAATAATATTTTTATCTTTTATTTGTTTTAATATTGTTTTAATTCCTTTATGCATTGCTGATTGTGTTGCCTGTAAAATATTTATATCGTCAATCGTCTGTTCGTCTTCATACTCAACCGCCCAAGCAATGGCGTTTGCTTTTATATATTCAGCAACTTGTTCGATTTTCTTTTTACTATGAAATTTTTTACTATCTTTCATTTGAGAATGGTCGAAACTGTTATCTTTAGGTAAAACAACAACTCCGGCATAAACTCTACCAAACATTGGACCGCGCCCGGCTTCATCAATACCAAATTCAATAATACTTGTATTTGTGTCAAAACACATGTTTAACAGGTGCTGAATAGTCGGTTTTCTTTTTTGAATATTTTTTTCAGGGATATTTGTTATTATTTTAGAAATGTGTGTAATTTCGTCATTTGTTTTTTCATTAAACGTTGTCAAAACTAATTCATCTAATTTATTTAATTCTTCATCATCTTCGATAATTATAGCACTAACCCAATTATTGTTTTTATTAGACATCTTTATTATATTTTATAAACCATAAAATATAATATTAATAAATCAATTTTTTAACCAATCTTTAAGAAAAGATAAAAAAGTTTTTTCGTAATATAAATTATACAATGAATGGAGAATTATTAATACTTTTTATAATTTTATTATTAGGATTAATTTTATGTTCTTTTTTAAAAGGCAGTGGGTGTGTTGAGGGCATAGAAAACAATTCATCTAGCCAAGTATTTTATGGCCCTAACGGAGCATCAGCCCAAATGCAACTCGATTCAAATAAACAAAATAGCATAACTATTACTAACAGTGATGGAACTACCACAGAATACACAACAAATAAAGCTACAACTAATGAATCTACAACTAATGAAACAAGTGATACATATACTGGTCCAAATGGCGGGTCGGCTAAAGTTGTAACCTCATTGAGCGGTAGTGTATCTTTGTATGTAAAACAACCAGATGGGACGGTCCATACTTACAAATTAAGCGAGAACGGAACAAACGGAAACGGAACAAACGGAAACACAATAAACGGAAACACAATAAACGGAAACACAATAAACGGAAACACAATAAACGGAAACGGGAACGGAAACACAAGTTATGACAATTATAATCATTATAATAAAACATCATCTCCGACCATTTTTTATGGACCTAATGGAGGCACCGCAAAGGTAATCAAAACACAAAATAATAACACAATAGTTATAACAAATAAAAATGGAACTACAAATATTTATTATATTGACAAAAATAGCACTGATCCAAATATGTCAACTTATTATGGACAAAATGGTGGTTCCGCTAAAATAATTACAGATAGCAATGGAACCCAAACAGTTGAAATAACTGGTCCAAACGGTTCTAAATTAGTATATACCGGAGATAATACTTACACGTATAATAGTCAAGATAATACAATAAATCAATATGATGCTGATAATAATACAACTGGCACAGATATTAACGCATCGACATATTATAGTCCAAATGGCAGTCAAGCAACAACCATTTCTGGACCATCTGGAAACACATATTCTACATATGATTCATCGTCTTATTATAACTCAAACTCACAAGGAATTCCAAGGTCACAAATTCCTAGCGGACAAGAAGATTTATATATCTTAAAGTCACAAGTTGTGCCACCAGTGTGCCCAGTTTGTCCTAATCCAATTATGCAATGTTCTGATAAATTTGATACAACAAAATGTCCGGCATGTCCCGCGTGTGCTCGTTGCCCTGAACCTGCTTTTGATTGTAAAAAAGTTCCAAATTATAAAGCATTTAATCAAGATTTTATGCCAGTCCCGGTATTAGCGGATTTTTCAACATTCGGAATGTAAAATACGCATTGCTCTAAATAATGAATAATTATTCTCTATGTTTCATACATTTTTCGTCAATTTGGATGCTTTGCCCTTTTTCTTCTTGTGGAACAATATTTAATATACACCGTGCTTTTTGTCCGTATAATGGTTCAGTGCATCCTTTTTCGTTTTTATGTTTTTGAGTTTTTATATCCGAATATTTGAATACTTTGGGGGTTTTATCAACACATCTAGACCTAAAATGTTCGTAACGCTCTCTAACGTCGCAATATGTTAAATTTGATTTCTTGTTTAACATTTTATTAACGACTTCGTGTAAATTATAAATATAACGCGAAAATGAATCTCTGGATGCCATATGGTCCATTGTTAATGGAAATCGTTTAAAATTTGTTTTTAAATTTGCACGACAAGCACCGCATGGTAATACATTTTGAAATGAAAGAACATAATCACGATATTGATTTTGTTGTTCGGTCGTTGGATTAACTGGATAATTAAAACTTATTGTATGAAACATGTGCCATTGGGTAGGCCCCCAGACGGTTGTTAAAAATCCGTCACCAGAATAAAAATCACCTTTTTTAAATACTCTTTGTTTTTTGGGGTTTCTGTTATTTGTTGTTTTCCTGTTATTTGTTGTTTTCCTGTTATTTGTTGTTTTCCTGTTATTTGTTGTTTTCCTGTTAAACACTCCATTTTTACGAGTCTTAATCTCTGCCATTTATATAATAACTATATAAATTTAATTATAATATAAATATAATTTATGACGACGTTCTCATCGACTCCTGTTGTTGAATTTGCAAAATCGACCCAAAATGTATGTATGTGTCTTGGAATATCAATTGTACTTATTATGTTATTTATAATGTCTCCGTTGAAGTCGTTATTTTTGTCTTCAATGTTTTCAAAAATAATCATATTAACACTTTTAGGATATACTATAGGCTATAATATTTATCAAACAAATAATTTTTCTAATAAATTTAATGTTACTTTAATTGATGGTAATTGGGATGTACTAAAAACTAATATTGTTTGTAGCCATATATTTTCATTATTTTTGTTAGTTCTAATGATTTCAGTAGTAAGAAATATTTTTTAAGTCATCTTTAATTTCACTTTCTTTAGAAGAATAAATTGATGTATTGTTATATTTGGTTGTATAGCCTAGTCGTATATCATATAACTTCTGATTATATACGCTTTCATTTTTGCATTCTGCTCTTGAAATAATAATAAGCGTACCATTAATATCTCTAACTAACATATTTAAAATATCATTTTAACTTTATATTCGTTTAAATGATATTGTAATTTATTCTTATTTAATATATATAATGAGCGGTTCAACTTCTACTCCTACTAAATATATAACTGGTGGATTAAATGTGTTAAAAACGGGTGATTCTTCATCTTTAATGCAAAAACTTGGTGTATTTATGAACTGGAAAACAATACTAATTATTTTTTCTGTTTTATTGTTAATTATTGTTATTTATTATATTTATAAGTCATATTCTGATAATAAAACATTGTTTAAGGCAAATAGAGAACATGTGACAAAAGACCAAAATTCCAATAAAACGGCTACATTAATGCTATTTTATGTTGATTGGTGCCCTCATTGCAAAACTGCTAAACCAGAATGGGAAACATTAAAGGCACAATATGAAGGTAAATCTATAAATGGTTATACTATTTCTTTTGTTGATTATAACTGTACGAATGAATCTGAGGAAGTTAGCCAATTAATGGATAAATATAAGATTGAGGGTTATCCAACAATTAAATTAATTAAGGATAATCAGGTTATTGAATATGATGCAAAGCCGACTAAATCCACTATGGAGCAGTTTTTGAATACTGTGCTATAATTTACAATACTGTGCTATAATTTACAATACTGTGCTATAATTTTACAATAGTCGCCAAAAACTCTAACGCATCGTCTTCTCCCATTTGAATCAATTGACGTCTTAATTCTTGATTTTGTATGGATTCTTTTATTGAACCTAAAGTTAATGGATTTTCTAATACATAACATTTAACGGTATTTTCAATAGTTTCCATTTTAATAGTATCTCGTATATAATTCATTGAATTAATTGACAAACAAATTATATACTCTAATAAAGAAGATTCGGATGTGACTTCAACGTTAGCAAATTTGTCAGTTTCCTTGTTATATGAACTTTTAATTCCCAATATTTCATTTTTGTTAGTATGGTCTCTTAAACATTGGTTCAATGGATAATTACATAATACTCCGCCATCAATATAACAGCAATTATCTATAATTATTGGAACAAATATTCCAGGCAAAGAAGAAGACATGGTTAATACTTGTAATAATTGTAGTTCAGGATGAGTTGTGTGCGACATTTCAATGGTTTGAAAGTTGTTTAATTCAAATGTAAAGATATGTAAATCGATATTTGAAAACTCATAAAATTCCTTTAGAGTAATATTTAAGTTTAGATTTTTTGCTTCTAATAATGGTTTAAAAATTGTTTCGGTTACTTTTTTGTCAAAAAGACCTTTATTATAATATGAATCAAAAATTTGTTTAGCATTAACTTTAAATGCATCGTGC